ATGAAAAAAATTATTCTCTCTTTGTTGTTATTCACGGTCTCTGGCTCCGCGCTGGCGGCACAGATAATCACCGTCAGTCGCTTTGAAGTCGGTAAGGATAAGTGGGCGTTTAATCGTGAAGAGGTGATGTTGACCTGCCGTGCGGATAAGGCGCTGTACGTCATCAATCCGAGCACGTTGGTGCAGTATCCGTTAAATGATGTCGCTGAGGCGCAGGTCAAAGCCGGAAAAACGCAGGCCCAGCCGCTGAGTATCATCCAGGTTGATGATCCTAAACAGCCCGGTGTGAAAATGAGCCTGGCGCCGTTTATTGAACGCGCAGAGAAACTTTGCTGATTCTGAAAGTAACGGCTTAATAAACAATAAAAAACCGCAATCATTCATCAGGAATGGCTGCGGTTTTTTTATTATATGCCGTTTATTCGACGAAAATTTTCCGCTCGCAGAGCCTGCGGACTGGAAAACCTGTCACGGTCATCTATTCTTATAAAGCAAGGCGATTGAGCCTGCATTAATGCCAACTTTTAGCGCACGGCTCTCTCCCAAGAGCCATTTCCCTGGACCGAATACAGGAATCGTATTCGGTCTTTTTTTATGCGCTTGATTCTATTGGTTATTTTCAGGTGTTACACGAAATTCCCCGAAAATCCCCCGAAATGTCTATATCCTGTCTAAACCATATCATACTCTGCACCTCGAGAGTCCAGGTATTTTTGCGTCATTGTTAAATTTTTGTGTCCCAAAAGCCGCTGCGCAAATTTCTCTCCACGCTCCTTCTCATAAAGCCTTCCTGACAAGCTTCTGATCTCATGGAATGGTGGCGGGTTGGGGCCAAACTTTACACCTGACAAGTCTCTAATATCCGCAAAAGCCTGGGTGAGTGCATCCGGCGTCAGAGGTCCCGGCTTCCTCCCCCCATTTCGGACCGGCGAGTAAATCATAAAGTCGCTCGGGTTGTTGATTCTGCACCGGTCGATCACATCCTGTAAAACGAGCCCCATAATCTCAAGCTTCAGATCCAGAGGGATTGCCAGTTTATGGCCAGTTTTCTCCTGCGTTATGAACAGAAGCCCATCTTTAACATCAGAGAATTTGAAGCCCGCGACGTCCTCTCTTCGCTGTCCAGTAACCAAAGCCAGGTCCATTGCATTTGGAGCCCATATTGAGTGGGTATCTGCTCTTTCCCTTATTGCGACGAATTGCTCCATGACCAGCCTTTCCCGCTTAACCTTCGGTGTTGGCGCGCGAGTCGGTTCAGCTGGATTACGGTCTATGTGGCCTTCAACAATAGCCTCCCTGAAAATGTCGAGTAATACTGACCTCAGCCCGGATGCCATGCTCTTCTTGTCGCATACGATGTAATATTCCAGAAACTCAGCGATATCTTTGGTCGTGATTGAGGTAAGCGGTATTCTCCCAAACTCCTCTTTTATTGTTGATATTTGGTTTTTCCTTACCTTCATGGTGTTGGGTTTTAATTCCCTTCGCTCAAGAATTACGACATAACGCTCCAGCCATGCCGACACTGTGAAGGTGGGCACGTCTTTGATTTTCTCAAGGAGCGTAGATGGTAGATAGTTTTGGTCGATGTAGTTGTTTGCCTCTATGGCTTGAGCAACCGCATCTTTACGGGCAACCCGACCGAGTGATACTTCCTGTCCGGTGATCGGGTTGCGCCATGAATAAAGCTTATCTCTTTTGCGAAAGGTCAGATTACGGGGCAAATTAGCGTCGTAACGTACCGGCCTGTTCGCCATGTTTCAGTCTCTCCAGTAAAGTGCCTTTAGTTGGCAGTTCTTGTCTTGGTGCTTTTGGGCGTAAGTTCTTTTTGCTTGGATCAACATATATAGAATCCGGAAGCAGGCGGTATTCTTTACCGTGGCGCTCAGGCGCGGGGTAAATACGACCTTCGCGGCACCAGCGGCGAAGAGTTGATAAAGAGGGCGGAGTTGAGTAAACAGAGTTTGCCCATTCCAGCAGGTTCATTAGCTTTGCCATTTTTCCTCCTGCTGGCAGCTGATTATAGAGCTGCCAGTAATAATATGGTGATAATTCAATATCAAGACACTTGGCCTGGCAGCGTATGCAACCGTCGCATCCCCGTCATTGCTGTGGCCACATAGCTTGCCTTCCGGTTCACCACTTCAACAGTGACCTTCACTCCTTCAACACGGATGGTGTACATCTCCGTCATCTTGCTGCGTCCGTAATCTCTGTAACGTTCGTAGTGGGTTTCCAGTGCAATGGCGCATGCCTGACGCGCGATAGGTGATTGCTTATTGCCGCGGTTAATTAGCTTCATGCTCACCTCACACAAACACATCAATCGGATCGCCATTGCTGGCGGCGGCGCGGTTCGCTTCCCGGCGAAGGCCGAGGACATAACCAACAGGGTCCCAGCTGCTGAGGATGGCGCTCAGTTCTTTCTGGCTGTGCCAGGTTGTCAGGCGGCCTTTCAGTGAGGTGGCGCAGGCGCGGACGTTCGCCCGGGTCGGACCGGCCAACTTCATGCACAGGCACAATGTCAGCAGCAGGTCGGAATACTCGTCTGCAGCCGCGCGCAGCGCAGCAGGTTCAATGCTGGCTTCCAGTTCTTGAAGGCGGTGTTTCAGGCTCATGTTTACGCTCTCCCTAATCGAATACAGCGGTTACGCCGCGACGCAATCATGGCCACGCCGGTTACAGTCTTCTGCATGCGGGATAATTCGGCCCAGACTGTCGCCGCCCGGCGCCACAGGCCGCGCTTTTCTAATTGAGTCGCTACCACCTCCAACTGGCTAAGCTGGTTTGATTCTGCTGATTGGCCGCCGGACTTGCCGAGATGCCGAGTATTCAGCACAAAGCGGTACCATCTGGAGTCTTCACTGCGTTTGCACCGGGCAATCGTCCCGCTATCGATCAGTGAATTGATGATGTGTCGCAAGTTCCGATCTGTAATGCAAAGGGCTTCGCTGATCTCTGCGGGGCTGGCCTGCGGGTTATCAAGCAGGTAATTAGCGACCGCGTTCTGACGTTCAATTTTACTTACCATGCTGGTATCCGGCCCCATACGGGGCCGACCTCCGTTAGCCAACGTATTCCGGTTTCATGTCCAGCAGGTTGGTGCTGTACCCCTGATACAATTCCTCACCAAGTCGCGGTCTGAGAAAATCCAGTTTCTTCTCAACATCGGAGAACGCGGTTTCGGCGCCATCAGTTCCCGGTTCCGGTAGTTCGTTAATGAGCGCTTTAATTTTTTCGTTAGCGTTTATCTGATGGAATCGAGCGAGGGCTTTATTCTTCAGCTCAACATGAAGATTTGCGCCTAACTCATTTTTCATCGCGTCGATTTTGGAGCCTATCGATTTTGCGTCGGCTGCAACTTCCACTGCGTCTATTTGCTGGCGATACTCTTCAGCAATGACTTCAATGTCGAAGTCGCCAGTTGAGTCCACTGATGGATTATCGGAATGTTCGATTGCATCCATATCCTGGCCGGCAGACGCAATCACTTTCTCTTTCTGCCACACCATTTCGCTACCGCGTTCGAGCATTTCCATAATTTCAGAATTGTTAGGCAGACGGCGGCAAAGTCGGTGCGCTGCTGACTTACGTGCCATCGATTCATACCAGTCAACCCACGGGCCTTTATCACTACTTTTACTGGCGGCGCCAACCTCTATTTCGATAACTGGGAGCGGGAAGGGTTTATCGAATGCGACCCGGCGCCAGGATGCATGGTCATCATGCAGGTCGAATCGGGGAAGTGGAATCACGCGGGGATCATTACAGAGGAAGGAGAGTTGCTCCACCACCTTTACGGCCAGCCATCCTGCGTCACGCCGTATGCGCGCGGCTACTTCAAAGACCGGACGATGATCTGCGTTCGCCATAAAAATTTGCCACAGGAGATTCAACCATGGCGCGGTTAACCACGATTCGCCTTTACGGCGTACTGGGTGCAAGGTTTGGACGCGTGCATAAGTTGGCGGTGCAGACCTCAGCGGAGGCCGTGAAGGCACTCTGCATCAATCTGGACGGACTTGAAACCTATCTGATGAACGCCAAAAAGAACGGCATGACGTTTGCGGTGTTCCGCGGGAAGCGCAATGTAGGTATCGAGGACTTCAAAGAGCTGGCCGGTGACAGTGATATCCGTATTGCACCAATTATGGAAGGGGCAAAAAAGGCAGGAATATTCCAGACAATCCTTGGTGCTGTGATGCTGGTTGCTGGGGTGGTAATGACTGTTATATCTGGTGGAACGGCTTCTCCATTGGCGGCCAGTCTGATGGTCGCTGGTGGATCAATGATGGCGGGTGGCATATACCAGATGCTTTCCCCGCAACCCAAGGGCCTTCAGGGCCGCGATGATCCTGATAACAAACCCTCTTATGCGTTTGGCGGTTCGGTAAATACCCTGGCAATGGGCAACCCCGTCGCCATTCTTTACGGAGAAAGAGAAATCGGCGGCGCCATTATCAGCGCAGGGATCGTGGCAGAGGATATTTAACAGTTTCCCACTCATCACTTAGCACCCATTCGGGTGCTTTTTTTATGGATGCAATATGGCAACGATTACTGGTGCAAAGGGCGGCAGCCAGAAGCAACACACGCCCGTAGAACAGCCAGACTCAGCGCAGTCTATGGCGCGCTGTCGCATGCTTCTGGCGCTGGGTGAGGGGGAGTTTGCTGGCGGACTGGATGCCACTCGCATCTTCCTGGACGGCACACCATTGGGCAATGCTGATGGTTCTATGAATTTTGAGAGTGTGTCATGGGATTTCCGCCCTGGTACTCAGGTCCAGGAGCCAATCCCTGGCTTTCCAGCTGTCGAAAATGAAACCAGCATTGGGGTTCCGTTGACGAATGCTGCACCATGGACGCGAGCAATCAGCAACACGCAGATTGATGCAGTACTGGTGCGTGTCGGTATTACCGGGCTGCAGCAGCAGGAGAATGACGGCGATATTGTTGGGACGACAGTCAGGTACCATATCGACCTAGCCGTTGATGGTGGTGCGTACAGCACCGTAATGACCAAAACGGTCACGGAGAAGCTGAGTTCGCTTTATGAGCTAACGCACCGTATCAATTTACCTAAAGCCACAACCGGCTGGCAGATTCGCGTTGTTCGCGACACAGCCGACAGCACTAGCGCGATGCTGCAGAACAAAACCCAGGTGCAGGCCATCACTGAAGTCATAGATGCCCGTCTGCGGTATCCGCATACTGCGCTGCTGTATGTGTCGTTTAACGCCAAATCATTCAGCAATATCCCCAAAATTTCGTGCAAGCCCAAAGGGCGAATCATCCGAATACCGCAGAACTACGATCCGGTCGCGCGCACATATGTCGGGACCTGGGATGGCACATTCAAGTGGGGATGGACGAATAATCCTGCATGGATTTGGTTTGATGTTCTCACTGAGCCGCGGTTTGGGCTGGGGCGTCGTGTCACCATTGATATGCTCGATAAATGGGAGCTTTACCGTATCGCCCAGCGCTGTGATCAGAAAATACCGGACGGTAAAGGCGGCGATGGTACAGAGCCTCGCTTTATGTTCGACGTTTATATCCAGGCCCAGGCTGATGCCTGGCAGGTGATCAAGGACATAGCTGCAGGATTTAATGGTATGACGTTTTGGGGCAGCAACATGTTCAACGTCATATCAGATATGCCAGCAGATACGTCAAAGTTGCAAATCCTCACTCGCGCCTCCGTTGTTGGGAAACCTACGTATTCCAGCGGCAGCGAGAAAAACCGCTATTCAAGCGCACTTATTAACTTCAGCGACCCGGACAACCACTACCAGGACCGCACAACGGCGGTCATGTTTCCTGAACTAGTGAAGCAATTCAAGTTCAAACAGACGCAGTTGACAGCTATCGGCTGCACTCGAGAGAGCGAAGCTCAGCGGCGCGGTGGATGGGCTGTATATTCGAACTCTCTAGACAGAATAATCACGCTTCAGACCGGCCTGGACGGGTATATCTACGTACCTGGCACTGTGTTTGCCTTTGCTGATGAGCGCCTGTCGGGCAGAGTTTACGGTGGCCGCGTTGTTGCCTACGATGCTGCGCTAAGGTCGGTAACGACTGACCGCGGTACCAGTGCGGTTGCTGGGGATACGCTAATGATCCGTACTCTGGGTGGCATCGTTGAAAGCCGAGTTATTCAGACAGTCAACGGCGCACAACTTGTAGTGAGTATGCCATTCACTGCACAACCCCAGCCTAACGCCGTGTTCGTTATCGATGCGGGGCAGTTGCGTTTGCAGTATTTCCGTGTGACCAATCTGGCGTTCAACGACGAGGAAAACACCTTCAGCATCACCGGCGCAGAGTACAACTCTTCGAAATATGATGCCGTCGATAACAATGCGCGTCTGGACACGCCGCCTATCAGCCTGATACCGACTGGTGTTGTTGGTCAACCAGGTAATGTTGGTGTGTCGAGTTACGATTCAGTGCGTCAAGGGCAGCGCGCCGCTACTCTGGTTGCGACATGGGATGCCCCCCTTGATGAAAACGGTAAACCTCAGCCTGATGTTGTTTCATATCGTGTGCAGTGGCGTCGCGGAGATAATGAGTGGATTAACCTTCCCGATACTGGCCTTAGAAATATTGAAGTGCCAGATGTTTTTGAAGGTGATTATCTCGTACGTGTTCGGGCCATTAACTCAGGTGGTGCATCCAGCCTATGGGCAACTTCAGCATTAACGCACCTTAATGGGCGAACTGGTGATGTACCGATCCCTGTTGGGCTGCGTACCACCGCTATCAATTGGGGCATTCAGCTTGACTGGTCTTTCCCCGCAGATAGTGGCGATACTCTTCAAACTGAACTGCAGTATTCAGTGAATAGCAATGGCGATAACCCGCTGCTGCTTGCAGGTGTTCCTTACCCTCAACACACATATACCCAGTTAGGGCTGAAAGCAGGACAAGAATTCTGGTTCCGGGCGCGATTAGTTGACCGCATTGGCAATCAAAGCGACTGGACGAGCTGGATCAGGGGAATGGCGAACGATAACGCCGATGATTATCTGGGCGACATTACCGGCGATTTCATGACCTCGAAAGACGGTGATGCGTTAACCAGCCAGATTGATCAGAACATTGAGGGGATCCTACAGAACGCACTGGCGAACAATGCGACGATCGAGCATCAGTGGGCGCAATACGGTGAAGTTCGCGCGGACATTCTGATTGTGAAAACGACGATTGCCGAAGTCGATAACGCAAGGGCGGAACTGTCTACCACCGTGCAGGCTGAGCTCGGTGATATGACGGCGTCGCTTGAAGATAAGCTGACGGCGGTGGTTGATGCCGATGGCGCATCGGCGATCCACACACTGAAAGTCGGCGCCCGCATTGATGATGTGTACTACGGCGCGGGGATGTCGGTAGCGGTCGTCGCCGAAGCGGGGCAGCCGGTTGTCACGCGTATTGGGTTTAACGCTAACCAGTTTGTTCTGCTGAGCGGCGAGGGGGATGCTCAGTTTTCACCGTTTGCAGTGATTAACGGACAAGCGTTCCTGAGTGAGGCAATTATCAGGGATGCGAGCATTACCAATGCGAAGATTGGTCAGTACATCCGATCCAGTAATTGGGTTCCCGGCGAAGCGGGATGGAATATTGACAAGAATGGCGATGCAGAATTTAACAACGTCACGAGTCGCGGGACGATTTACGGCACTGACGGATGGTTTAAAGGCACTGTGTACGCCAACAGAATTGAGGGGGATATTTATGCGCTACAGATGAACCCGCGGACCATCTCGCCAACTGCCGTCGCCGTCAACTGGAACTCCTGGCATTACTACAACATTTACGCTTATAGCGGTGAATTATTTGAGCGAGTTATTGATTCAGATATGGTCCTGCGAGGCGTTAATTCCCCTGAATACATTGAAATCATACTTGAACTGGTGCTTGAGGACGGGACTGCCGTCAAACAGGTTGGCTATGCGTACACAAACGGTGGGCAGGTTCCGCAAATCAATCTTAGCGGTTACACCATCCCGGCCACGGCCACAAGGGAGGCAAGGGTCATCCTGAGGATGGCGGTTAAAACTCCACGAAGCACTCAAACTCAATTCCAGTTCCAGGTATCAGGGACAAGGGTTGCAGCCAGCCGTGCGGGAAGGGTCGTCATAGCGTAAGGCTGAAGAGAAATCACAAGTCCAAATTTGAATAACGTGAGGAACTAATGAGCGCAGGAACCCTAACCCTGACAAATAACTCCGCTGCCGTAACAGGTAGCGGAACCGCCTTTAACAACGAACTGGCTGCCGGTGACTTTATTGTGGTGAAGGCTGGTGGCGTGACATATACGCTGCCGGTGAAAACGATTGAGGGCGATACCGCGCTGACTCTCGCACGAAACTACAACGGCCCGGATATCACTGCCGGCGCATGGACGGCGATGCCTCGCGACACTCTGAACCGAATCAGTGCGCAGATTGCAGCGGATACAGCCTACGCTATCCGCCAGCGCGTTCTGGAAATTGACAACTGGTATCAGCTGCTGGAGGTCAACGGCGATGTAACCATTAAAATGGCCGACGGCTCGGGCTACACAGGCCCCTCCTGGCTCAAGCTGATTGATGTCATGAAAGAGATGCAGATTGACGTGCTTATCCCTATAGCGGAGCAAATTCGCGCGGATGCTCAGCAGGTGGCCGACGATAAGCCCGTCATCCTTCAGGCCAAAGACGATGCCGAGGCCGCTGCCGTCGCTGCCGCATCATCCGAAAGCAATGCGGCCACATCAGAAACTAATGCAGCAGCGTCTAAAGATACAGCTGCACAAAAGGCTGAAGATGCTGCTGAGTCAGCCCGGCAGGCGGCAGAGTCAAACCCACTTCTGGCGCTGCAAAAGAGCCTGAATCTGTCCGACCTTGCCGACCGCGCAGCGGCCTGGCTTAATGTTCGTCCGATCGGGGCAACACCTTTAGCTGCCGATGCCGTCAATGATTACGATGCGCCAACATGGCGACAGGTCAGAAACCTTATCGAGAGCGGTACCACTGGGCCTACGATGAATGGAGTGATGAACTACCATATCGGGGAGGCTGTGCCATGGGAGACTCGCGCCTATTACCCGCCAAACTGTCTACCCCGTGATGGTCAGCTAGTTAACCGCGCAGACTGGCCCGAACTGTGGGCTTGGGCGCAGAAGACAACACCAATTACCGATGCGGCCTGGCTGGCAGATGTGACTAAACGCGGCTCTTATTCTACTGGTGATGGTTCAACCACGTTCCGCCTCCCCGACTGGAACGGGGTGCAGAGCGGCTCAATTCCTGGTGTGTTCTTCCGTGGTGGTAGTGGTGCAGCAGATATGGCTCTTGCATTAAACGCCGCACCAGATGCTGTGGGCACATTCGCAAGTGATATGGCTGGCGCTGTCTGGTTATCCGCGGCAATAGGTACGGGGTTATTTAAACCCACATCAAATCAGGTAAATAACATATTCCATCCATTATCTGGTTTCGACAAATACTCTGGTAATGGGGCATGGGAATTCAAACTGTCCTACGGTCACGCTGCATATGGGCGTAACAATACTGGCGAGGTCGTGCCTAACAAAGTTTCCGGTGTCTGGCTTGTTCGTGCGTCCGGCGGGTTTGTGGCGGCTAATACGTCATGGTCTGTTTGGAACTCTGATACAGCTGCACCAGCAAATGGGACAACTGTAAAGGGGGGGAAAGTAAGGTCGGCTTACAGAGTTGGCACATCTGAGTTCGCCGCCGCAGAGTTACAAACGTCAGTTGTAACAAGCAGCGCAGGATCTCGCACGGTATCCGCCGAAGTGGTAGTAACTGACTCAACCAGCGGAACAGCGGTAAGCAAGACTATAAAACTTGGCACGGTTGATGGCCTTACCGGTGGGTTGATATCCGGTAATATTGAAGCTAGCGGGTTTGCAAAGGTTAATCTTTACCACGTAGGCGCGCAGCTCAGAGCGACTATGTTGGGGGAAGGTCGAAATGTTGGTCTATGGAATGAATATCAGGAAGGTGGCATAGGTAACGCTATTCTTGAGTATATCGATCCGGCAATAGGCCGCCGTTGGCTATTTCAGGCTACTGGTAACGCAGTATCGCCGGGGGCATGGACCCCAAACTCGGATTCACGGCTGAAGACCGATACAAAGTTGATTGAAAAACCGCTTGATAGAATGCGGAAGATGGGCGGCTATACGTGGACGCGTCTTGATTCTGGGCAGTGGGGCATTGGCTTTATCGCGCAGGAAGTACAGGAAGTATTCCCCGAGGCGGTATCCGTCAGTGGTGATCGAAAGCTAGAAGATGGCACCGTGGTTAAAGATGTATTGTCACCGGATACTTATGGCGTAGCCGCAGCGTTGCACCATGAAAGCATTCTGCAATTAATGGATATCGTGAAAGAGGCCATCACAACGATTGCTGGTGTGACTGCCGATGATAGTGCCAAAGCGGCCCTTGAGGCGCTGGCTGAACGGATACCGCCAAGCAATCCATCATGAGAAAGTGTTGGTTGATTAACTGAACGCGGCGCCGGATAACGAGTGGCCACCGCGTCCGGAAAATTAACGCTACAGCGCTTTACTCTGCCGAACCGCCATCATAATGGCTTTCCCCATGCTTTCGCACTGAGGGAAACCAGGTCACCTCCACCGCGAGTTGATAAACGCCAATACGCTAAATCGGTATAGTAGAAAAGTAATACTTGAGGCACTGGCGGAACGTAAATCTGAAAGCGACCCGCCATTTGACATAGGGGTGAAATGTAACTCATTGATGTAATATATGTTATATGTTATATGTCATTGCGAATTTAGAATGAAAAAGTAACAGTCTGAAAAATGAGCCAATTCACCACCAAAGAAATCGCGCTAATATCTCATAAGCTAAAAGATATCAGTGATACATGGTCAGATTTATGGGTTTTTCTTTACCTCGTGCCACTTAGTGTTGGCCAGGTTATCAATCTCAAGCATAGAAACTTTGACGGAAAATATCTGAATCTCGAAAAGGGGGCGAGATTTAAAAGTGTTCAGTTAGAGGCTCCTCCTCTGATCTGCGAACTCATACAGAGGCGCAAAGAAAAATATCCCGATGATATCTATATTTTTCAGAGTCATTCTAACAGGGTCAAATTTCAGGGTAAGCCTGTAACCGTTATTGCGTTCAACCAGGCATTGAAAATTGCATCCAAAGGTATCACGGAACAAATAGTGAGCAGCAAAAGCGCTCGACTATAGATCTAGATGCTACTGGAAGGTGAGCGCCTAATTGTTGGTATATTATCTGGGGGAAAGTGGCTAAGTAATTGAAGAAAATAGGTATTAAGTACCCAGGATATACCACTTATAAAAGCTAACTTATTGATTTGTTGCTTGTTCTCTCCGGTCTTGAAATCCGGTGTTACGGTGGGTGCAGCACATGGCTTTTGAGTGCTGCACCTGTCGATTAATGCCAAACTATTTACCCTGCCGAACGGCTCCCATAATAGCCTTGCCGATGCTGTCGAATTCAGGCAATCCCATCATAACCCACCGCGAGTTTACGAAAGCAAATAGCCGGAAGTGTTCGCCGTCAGCGACCGTTATGGCAAAGGTACGCATTCCTTTCTCCGGTGCGGGGAGTAGCTCCTCCGTTTTGGGAAAGTAAATGCGGATCCCTGAGATAATCATGTTATCGATGTCCATCATTCAGCCACTAGCCAGAATTCGGTCTCTTCAAACATCTCCTGAACAGCTCGGCTGATCTGTTCTTTCTCATGCTTGCTGGCGTCTGTATTGATAGCCGGCAACGTCATCATCGGTTTTACCCGGACATCAGCATCGGGGGAAGAACGCTCCCTCATCAT